GCTCAGCACTGAATCTCAGATCCTTCTGACGGCCGCTATGGCCGGCTATCTACAGCTTAGACGAGGAAAGGATTAATACTTACCTCTGGAAGCTCAAGGCTTCCTAAAGACATCGTGTCTCGGCTGTAAACCCACTGTTCGACCCTCCCAGCCAGGGAGGGCCGAGAGTGCGAGGGCACCGCTTCTGTGAGTTCCCAAGGATGGGTTCCCACCATAACGGTACGACGATCCTTCGGTCGCTTATCGCGAATCGAGGAATCGCCGCTCTCACCTGTTAAGAGTGCTCTTAGATAGGCCCAATAGGGGGGTAAACCCTCTGTAGGGCGTGCTCGCAAGAGTACTTCTTTAGGCATATGACGGAAAGATTTGAGCTGAGGAGCCCAAATGTAACAGTCAAGTGCCCGAGTCGGTGGACCGAAGACTTTATGAACCTCCGGTAATGTTCCCATTAGATAAGCGTAGAGGGGCCCAAAGGCCCTAACACGCTTGGGACACCCTGCTGTGTGGTAAGTAATTAAGTTCAAATACTTATACACATCAGCCACGTTCTCAATAGGCTTCTTTATATAGAAGCCTCGCACATTCGTACCTAGGAGATAGTCGACACCACAGCTTTCTCGGAAATTACCGGTAGAGTAACTTTTAGCTTTATTTATCTCAAAGCCAAGAGTCTCAAGCCTGTAGACCACTTCGTCAAAAATCGGAGTGGGTACAATGATGTCATCTCCGTAAACCCTCCAATCAGCATCGAGGCTGCGCTCACGTAAGACTGAGCGTACGACAGCGCCGAAGATAGCTGTCTGAATGGAGAATGTCAGAGCGTTGCCCATAGCTGAAAATTTGTTCAGCCTCAAGACTTCCAAACCGTCCGGTGATTCAGAATCATGAATCACTGTGCGGCGGTTAGTCAATGAGAAAAGCAGCTTAGCCCACGCAGGAGGAAACAAGGAGATAACGGCGCCAAGTGATATTCTGTCACTGGCGGACGTCATGTCGATAGTCGCAAACTCGCCTGAAATACTACCCAGGCGACAGAGACGACGATTGGGTTCTTGATTATTCAAATCAAGGCCCCAATTCAACTTGAGGAGGCGCCTTACAGCACCATCCACACCTTGCTGCAACCAGGTAGCTAAACTCGCTCCGATCTCTATACAACGATCCGTTGCATAGTTTTTCGGTACTGTAGTGAGTTTTGCATAGTCCACAAACTCGGTATGTTCCATACATACTCGTACAAGCTCCTCCTTTGAAGGGAGTTTTTGAGAACCTGTAACGGCCGTAAAAACGGCAGATCCCAGAATCGTATGCTCATAAAGCAGGGCGGTAAGCCCTCGAGCTGATTCTAAAGAAGACGGGTTAACCGTCTTAAGGATCGGGTCTAGCATGTCTCCTTTTGTGGAGAGTGACACACCGGGTCCGAATTTACAATAACCAAGCCATTCTTCGGGAGTAGGAGGTTCGAAGCCCAGGAGATCCTGGATTTCTGATCTACATACACCGATGGTCTTGGCAAGAGGAGTATGAGCAAGCGTGATAGGACTTTGTTTTACGTCCCAGTATTCACGATTCATATTCTCACACACGTTCTCAGAACGCAACCAACCTTCTACGGCAGCGGCCTGGGGATCGTAACCCCGAAATGGTACACCCTCAAGTTTCTTCAGGAGGGCGGCCACTTGGTTGTGACGATAGTATTCCCAGGCATCATTGCCATACCTAAGGTCGCTTGCGGCCTTATCGTAAGCCTGTATGATATCGGGGATCTCACTCCCGACCACCGACAAAGGATCCGTCGGAAACAGGCCCTGGACCAACAACCTGAGCATCTTACGATAGCTCACATGTACTTTTAGCGATTTAATTTCTTGATCGCTTAGAAGTATCCTTTTCCTGAGCTGCTTCCGTATCATAGTGGACCCAACCTTGCGGCTGGCCGTAGAGGTTAATTCTTGTGACAAGCATTGCATGGAGTTTCTCCACGTAGTGTACCGTTACGAAGACCCCGCCCACGATGAGTACGGAGGAGTAAAGAACAAACAGGATCACAGCTCGGAGAACAAACCGAGAATGTAACACCTGTGCGAGGATCACGAGGGCAATCCAAGGGTCGAGAAGAACGAATCCAACTCGGAGTCCTTAATAGCCTCGGCAACGATACCGCGTGCAATGGCGAAATCTTCCGCCGAAACATCAGCGCGACGGCTAAAAGACACTTCTGCAATGATGGGAGTTAACTCATCATCAGTAGTGACGCCGTACGACAATTTGATGTAATTGCGCGCGTTACCGATGTAATCCCCGGCTCGCTTGGGATAAACCCGTCGGAGACTCATCGTTTTCGGAGTGGCCAAAGTAGAACCACTCTCTCGAAAGTCAACGGCATTAAGCCGCGTAGAGTCGAGATTGAAAACGTAATTTTGTGCATTATGCACAACGGTGATAGCCATAAATCCTGCTTTGCCTTTAAAAGGCGGATAAGTGGAAGTTCGTCCCCAAACTAGGGAACGGCCTATAATCATCGACGGCCTGTAAGCACCTTAAATAGTGCCATCAGGTCAACGATCTCCAGAAGTTTTAGCTTGTCTTCCCAACCGAGGATAGGACGGAAATTGACAACTTCAGACCGAGAAGAAACTCGGTACTCAAGCTGTGCGATGCCCTGACTATCAGGAAGGTCATGACCAGCAAAACTGGAGGTGATCCTCGTGGTACTCTGGTAATGTGATCCGCGTGTTACATTCACCCGCATGTTCTTAAGAGTAGCAAGGGAGACATTTGTTGTCCACCCAATCCGCTCGTCGACCATGAGGCTCGTTTGGCACGCAGCCAGAACGTCGGTGACATTGACAAACTTGTCAACGACCCACGAGAAGGGGATAAGTTCCCAAACTGTGGTGCTGATATCTGCAATCCCAAAAACCCGGATAGGGCCAGTCAGGAGGGCATTAAAGTCAGCAGTCTGTCCCGTTTTAACAAACTTTTGGACAGACACGTCGAGATCAAGTTGAGCTCGACAATAACCACATGAGAGGTCTTTCCATTTAAGTACAGTGGAAGACTCCTCATTCCCCACAGTCACGACCTTGGTCATACGGCTACCCGCATATTTCGCGCGGATAGAAGCATCATATAACGCCATGGCGTCATAAACCATAGGCCGATAGCCGTAACGCGCTTCCATCCATAATCTGGATGCAAGATCAAGGACTTCTTCTCGATCCCTCGAGGATCGTGCTAGCTTACGGATGTTGGTTCCCAACATACGCATAGCTGTCACGATAGGAGTCCTAAGAGCGCGAATGCCGCGGGCAAGCATCCCAAGGGTTTTCGGACCCTCTGCGATGGTTACCCAAACAGCAGCTATACCCCTCGATAGACGAGCACTGACATCCGTTACAGCCATATCAATGTCTGTTTGCGAAATATCAGGAAGCTCGTCCAAGTAACCGTCGGCGATGGCGGCTGTATTAAGCCGCCAAATATTCTCTCCAACACCCATGGTAACCCATGGTTGTGTGAGAATACTGGTTACAAAAGTCTGCGAATCTATAGATTGACCGTCTTTTGTACGGCTCACGCTACAGGTAACGAAACCCCTCCATGCTTTGGAGTGGATTCTAGTCAGACTCATCGGGTTATTAACCAGTACACCACGATCTCGTAACTTTTCATACGAGTCGCGTTCGGGTCCTCCAACGATGACCCAGTCAGACATAGAGGATGTTGTATTATCCTTAGAATATGCTGACGTACCGGTATTAAAGGTTCTTAAGCGTTGCGTGGCACCAGGGTAAGGCATCATGCCCCTCCAGGACCATACAACGGGTGCTGCGTTGAGTGTCCATGACATTTAACGATAGCACCCAGACTGCCCTTACGGGCAG